CTACGCCACCTCGTACATCCCCACCCTATCAACTGCGGTGACCCGTGTGGTTGACTTGGCTCAAAAGACGGGGGCTTCGGCTATTATAGGCCAAACCGAAGGAAGCATTTATTGGGAGATTGATGTCAAAGAAAAAACTGCAACGGGTAGCGATGACCTTTTGAATTTAGACAATGGCGGATTTGGTGATACTATTTATTTGTACAAAGTTGCAGATGGCCGTATTGCGTGTGATATTTTTGACAATAGTGTGGCTCAAGCAAGTTTCATATTGCCCGAAGCATCTTGGAGTGTTGGAGTGGTAAAAATGGCTTTGGGTTATGCAAATAACAACTGCGCATTTTTTGTAAACGGAACACAAGTAGGAACAACCGATACATCTTGCACCATTCCAACAATGACACGAATTCAATTAGGAAATACGGGTGTCGGGCCTTCATTTAACAGAACAAAGCAAGTGCTTTTGTTCACGACCCGCCTTTCAAACGCAGACCTTGCAACCTTAACCGCATAAGAATATGGCAACCTTTAGAAAATACGAATTCACTCCCTCACAATGGGAGGCTGCAAAGAAAAAGATTGAAACCACCGATGCAGAGGGCAACACCTCTTGGGATGCCTCCAAAGTTATCGCGGTGGTAGAGTTAGGCCACCTATGCACACAATGGGGAACGGATGCCGAAGGCAACCGCGTTTGTGAGGTAGAATCTCCAAAGTATGCCGTTGACATCCTATGGACTGACCAACCAGCCACCACATCATTCGCATCCTATGTCGTGTGGCCCGAACCTTGTGGCGTTCACATCTTCGCGGGATGGGCGGAGCAGTATGCTTTGGACTATTGTGCAGCGAACCCAAGTGCAGCCTATTGTCAACCTCCCACGCCTCCGACTGAATTATGAGTTGGATAGAGATTTTCAAGGACGATAACAAGTACAACGAGAAGACGATTCTTGGTGCTTGTTCGTTCTTGATTATGGTTCTTGTTATGTTGGCGGATGTCATCACGGGATGGATTGGCAAAGACCTTGTGGTCAATGAATTCATCTACAATTCGTTTCTGATCATTACGCTTGGTAGCTTTGGGATCGCTGGACTTGAAAAATTTGCGAAGAAATGAAAGAGTACGAGGGCAATGGAGTCTTCAAGGAAGTAGGTGAGGACACTGTTTTGGGTGTTAGCATCAAGACCTTAATCGCTTTGGCTATTGGTGTATCAGTAGGCGTGGGAATGTATTATGACCTACAAGCCGAGATTGAAGTAGCCAAGACCTTGCCCGAACCCGCAGTATCTCGTGTGGAATTTGAACTCAAGGACAACTTGGTGCGTGAAACCATTATGACCAACGCCAAGAACATTGAGGACATCAAGGCTCAACTTGATAAGATTGAAACCCGTCTATACGAAATCCGATGAGGGCTTGGTTGGTAGCATCGTTCCTTTTGCTATCCTTCACCTATCAGCCCGAAGGCAAGAGCGTGATAGAGTTCAATGCAGGATTCAACGCAAAGAACGGCTACAAGGACTTGGGTAAGTTGACGGGTGCAAAGTTGTACCGAGTGGACATAGAATCCAAACCCCAATTCAAGGAAAAGTATAAGATTAAGAGCGTTCCTACTCTAATTCTCTTTCGGGATGGAAAGGAGATGTGGCGTTGGGAGGCAGGTATTGATATGCAACTCCACACCCACCACCTTGATATCCAAGATGCAATAAATCGTTTCTAATGGCCTCAAAATTCCAAAATGTAAGTTCATACATCTCCAAGAGCAAAAAGCGCAGGAAACACGCTAAAAAGGCTTCTGACAACAAGTCAAGCAAGAATTACAAGAAGAAATATAGAGGACAAGGACGATGAACCTTTCAAAGAACTTCACATTAGCCGAATTAACCAAGAGTCAAACGGCAAAGCGTTTAGGTATTGACAACACGCCTGATCCTATCCAACTTGAAAACCTCCAGGAGTTATGCGAGAAGGTGCTTCAACCCATTCGTGAGGAGTTTGGAGCTACACGCATCACATCGGGGCTGCGCGTACCCGCTCTAAATAAAGCCATTGGCGGTAGTAGCCGTTCGCAACATTGCGAGGGAAAGGCGAGTGATATAGATTTTGGAGAGCGCAATGGCGAGGTCTTTGCTTGGATTAAGGCCAACCTAAACTTTGATCAACTGATTTGGGAGTTTGGGGATGAGAAGAATCCAGCGTGGATTCACATCAGTTACAACTACGGAAAGAATAGAAATCAAATACTCAAAGCAGTAAAGCAGAATGGACGAACAAAATACCTCCCCTTTTGATGATTGGCTCAACGACTTGGAAGAACTACCCGTCAATCCGCTTTGTAGCATTGACAATCCTGATTGCGACTCTTGCGGTAGTTAGTGGATGCGGTATTGCGAAACCTCACCAAGAGAGTGTGATTGTAAGGGACACAGTTGTAGTAACCAAAGAGCGAAGGCTGGTAGACACGCTAACCCTATTCAAAGACACGACCATCTACCAAGACCGAGTAAAGCTAAAGATTGAATATCGTGACAACTATGTCAAGGTGGAGGCTGACTGCCCCTCCGACACAGTTACTGTTACCCAAGTGAAGATTGTCCAATCCAAACCTAAAGAGGATAAGAAGATGGGGTGGGAAGGTTTGGTTGGATGGACTATCGCTATTCTATGCCTCCTGGTCATTGTCCGAACAGTAGTCCAAAAGTTAATTTAAGGTGCTTTTCGTGCGTTTTAAGCCACTCAACATAGCAGAGTGGTATGTGCGTATGGGTCAATGGGAGAAACCCTCTTAAATCAAAGAAAAAAGAGAAGGGGGGAATATAAGGGGGGTAGAGATAGTTAAGTTAGTTGGTAGTAGTAATTAACTATAATAGTTAATATATTATTAGTTTAGTTATAGTTATAGTTAGTAGTTTAGTAGAGTTAATAACTAACTATGACAAAGAAAGAGTTGAGAAAGAAATGGGATCAGATAGAAAGAGGTGAGATACCCGATGACTATCAAAATCCTTTCCTATCACATTTTGGTTTTATGGATTATCCACTTGATGCAGATGAAGAACGAACAAGAAAAAGAGCGAGAGCAAAAAACAACTCCTAACGATCATCAAGGATGGCATTTCATCTATTGGGAAGAAAATCCTAACTTTGCTTCCAATGAGCAAGACTCCTAAATACTACATCGGTAAGTACAAGTCCATTGAGGCTTTTGATGTTGTGTTGGATTTCCAGGAAGACAACTACAATCTTGGAACGGCTATCACCTACCTCCTACGAGCTGGTAAGAAACCCAACAATCCAATCACCCAAGACATCAAGAAAGCCATTGCTCACCTTCAGCGTGAGTTAGAACACCAAACCCACAAGTCCGCTAACCACCTTGAATACTTTGAGTTCCATAATGCATCAGCAAAACACAAATCCGATGGAATGGCATTACTATACCAACAAGTCAACGAAAAGGAAGATTGACAATCTCCTTCACTCTGCTGCGATGTTGTTCGCTAACTGTGAACCAACATACGAAGCACGACAAGAGGCTCTAAAAAAAGAGCAAGAATACCTATCTCAAATCTATGACCTTGATCCCCACTTCGCTGAACGCTGTGGATATAAGCGTTGAGATAGGCAAAGTCCCAAGCCTAAACGCCTTCTATGCAAGTAAGCATTGGGCGATCAGGAAAAAGGCAAAGGACAAGTTCAAAGCCGAAGTGCTTGAGCAGTTAGATCAGTACGACAAGTTTGAGTTTAAGAGCGTAGCCGTTCGCCTGGAAACAAATCTTGGCTACGACATTGACAATTGCATTATGGCAGTCAAGTTCTCAATGGACGCCCTCAAGGAGTGGGGAGGCGTAAAGGATGACACAAAGGTCTACTTCCCCAAGCTTACCATCATCTACAATCCCGAACTTGAGAAGAACACCTCAAAAATTTTTTTCACGGGAGATTTGCTAGATTAAAAATTTCAACATAGTTTCGTTGAAGAATCAAATCAACACACTATGATTTACAATCTCTCCCCCCAATCCTACGAGTCCATCATTGAGATGCAAGAGGCTCGTATTGAAGCAATGCAAAAGCGCATTGATGCCCTTGAGGCAGTAAGCAATCCCGTATTGAAAGCGGAGTTAGAAACGCAAGACTTCATCTTTAACAAATTGTTACGATGAACGACAAAGCGTATATTAGCGACAATGCCTACATTAGTTGGCTTGAGGAACGAGTGGTTCGCTTGGAATGCGAATTAGCAGAAGCCAAAAAGACCTACGAACAACACATTCTCAACAACATCGCCTTTTTAAATAATTTAACCCAATCCCTTAAAAATGCCTAAAATAGTAAGCCTACAAGACACGGGGCGTATGTGGAAGGAATTTCACATCCTAAACATCGCTTTTGATAACAACGATAGCGGTGATGTTCTCGCCAAATCAACCTCTCCCTCCTACAAGGTGGGTGATGAGGTACAGTACACCAAGAATGAGCGTGGCGGTATCAAGATTCAGCGTGATCAGAGCAACTTTTCCAATTCATCAACCTCTAACTACACTCCAAAGGTGAAGCAAGACAATTCAGAACAAATCGCTCGTAGCGTAGTGTTCAAAGGAGCTATTGACCTCGTTGCAAGTGGCAAACTCCAAGTAACGGATATCCCCTCTTTTGTGGACAAGTACCTTCCCGTAGTCACGGGCGCACAAGCGCAGGGTGCATCCTACGCCACCCACTTCCAAGAAAGTTCACCATTCTAAAATCAAGCCCCACTTCGGTGGGGTTTTTTTCTTTCCTTTGTTTCTATGACTCACCCCTCCCTCATAAAGAACGGAGATGTCTTTGACTATCTCCAAAAAGCCCGTAAAGGTCAAATCCCCGAAGCCTCCAAGTTTGGTCATTCGGAGATAGATGACTATTTGCGCTTCAAGCGAGGGAACTTTATCGTGGTCACGGGTCACGCCAATGTCGGCAAGACCCACACGATGCTCTACCTAATGCTCCTTCATACCCTTAACAACGGAACGAAGTGGCTGGTATACTCATCAGAGAACGATGTCAAGAGCATCCAACGCAAATTGATTGAGTTCTTGTGTGGGAAGCAAATCAACTACATTGATGATGTGCAGTTTGCAAGGAAATACGACTTTGTTCAAGGGCATTTTGCCTTTATTGATCCCGAACAACTGTACGATGTCTTCGGACTC